TAAATTCAATATCATTAACAATATATGAAAATTAAAAGTTAGTCTTATTCACCAATCATTCTCCGAATCAACTCCCTATTCCTCGGATCATCTGCATTTATCACCTCCCCTACACCTCTTCCAAGCAATTTCCGTTCCTCCTCACTCAAATAAATAGTAGTAATAGCATCAGCCATGAGCATCTTTAGATTAGCATAGCTGATTCCCCACATGACATAATCCATCGTCCATCCATAACGCTGACAAGCAAAGTCTATCAATGTCCCATAGGTACTATTGCCTCCAAAGGTAACGCTGCTATTATCTTTCTTTACTGCGGCTATCCTGCTACGTTCTAAGCGTTCTTTGTCTATTCCGAAGTACTTGATAAACTCTTCTGTATTATCTCCGGACAGAACGATTGTAAATATGGTAGCGAGTTCTTCTGCTGCTAACTCAGAGAATTCCTTCGCTCGTACTTCCACCTTAATGCCATCAAAGACATCTTCCTTCCGGTTGAACGTATAGTTAGACAGTATTCGGCAAACAATCTCCTTCTTTTCGGTACATAACCGAATGGCTTCCAAATATGGATTAGCAGATATCAGTCTGGCATCAGCCTCCAGGCTCTTGAACAATCTTGCCAGGTGATAAGTTATCCCCAACGTAGGAGGATATAAATAAAATTGCTGACTACCAATATTGAAACCGACAGGTCTCTCAATAATGGTATCAGCAATGTTCATTTCAAGCAATTCTCTATCTTCCATAGTGCTAAATAATTAAAGAGTGCCGGCTAAAGCACTCTTTTCTGAAAACAATCTTTTATTAACCTTCAGGTGCAGGAGCACTTGCGGTATAGGGTTTAACCTGATTGCCGGTAGCAGGTTTCAATGCGTCAAAAGTATATTTCCATTTCTTTCCTTCTGACGTATCGAAAGTATCTTCTACTGAAACTGTTGCCCGATCAATTAGAATCCCTTCGACAGACGAATCTTCAGGAGTAAGCCGGACAGCATATTCTTCCTTGACTACCCCATCCTCATCTTCGATAGGTTTACTTCTGCCTTTGGCCGCACGGATCTCGAACTCAAAAGCGTATGTATTTCTGGAATACTTCACCGCTTCATTTTCCCCGCCTTCAACCTTAGCTTCCTTCTTCTCTCCTTTGCTTGTCGTTAGTTTAGTAGAGTTTTCTACCGGATCGTATTCTAACTTATCCCATTTAGTAGGTGCAGCTCCATCAGCACCCAGCTTTCCAAATTCAATTTTTGGTTTTCCCCATGATAATTGTGCCATAATACTTATTCGTTTACTTGTTTATACAATAACTTGTTATTGATGAAGTGCTCGTTCTTACCGTTCACTTCCATTACCCTTTGTTTATCCAGCGTGAAACGGTAATCTTCTCCACGTTGCACTTCTAAAAGTTCAGCGGCCAGTTTGCAGAGTTGACGCAGACGGACTGAATTCTCCTCAGCTTGCCCATCACGTAGATTATCGGGAATATAGATATTCACATTTACAAAAGCTTCCTGAATCTGTCCTTTGCCATTGTCAAGCATAGAAATGACAATATCTTCCTTGCCTGAGTTAAGCGGTCTTAGAGTCTTGCTCAATTTCCCGGTAACAGCCTTCTCCAGTTCAGACCCTTTGATTATTTTGTAAACATCATCCTTTATTTCAATATCCGATTTCATCCTACTACCTGACTTTTAAGTTTCTCCATCATATGATAAAATTCAGCATGAGCCAACAGCTCTGCAGAAGCAAGAACAGACTTACTATCTTTAGCTTCTACATATTCGGCATAATGCATACCAGCAACGACAATCAGCACATATCCGCTTGAGTAGTTCTTAGCAAGTCTCACAGCTAGTTCCTTACCTGTTTTCGATCCTTCTGAACCACTTAAGACAGTTTCAAATCCGGACGTCTTCACAATCTCCCCATGAGCAACAACGACATAACCAACAGAGCTTCGAAGATTTCCAGTTTGATTAAACCAGCTTTCTTCTTGTGATCTATCTCTAGCCTCTGTCACGCACTCATTACCTAGATTCGCCAAAGCCTGAATAGTAACCGAATCGATCTGTTTAGTTCCTGTATCAAACATAGCATTAATCTCCGACAATGATGTAGTCATTCTTATAGCCATAGTTTTGCATTTAATTGTCCTCTGTGAAAACCTTGAACCTGTTTTTCAGCTATTACGCACCCATTGTTTAATAGCCGGATAACATCACCTATCTTGAACTCTCTACAATTTTGATTCAGATAAACCACATATTGATACACATATACCTTACCATCTTCAAAAGTCATCTGATTAGCTTTATTGTTAAGTTCATACCGGCAGGGAATACTACCTTCAAAGAAAGATGTGCCGGGATGATAATCGCCTAGATAGTCTTCGTAGCCTTCGATGATTACCTGGTATTGCAATATGTGAGGTCTGAAATTAGGTATCATAGGAATGTACATTTAGGTTTATTGGTGTTCAACTCATCTTTCAAACCATGCTTCTTACACAAGAAGGAATAATAATCCTTAATCCCCTGGATATTCCAAGACATCGAAAAACCGCTTTCACTAATTGAAGTGGCTCGAAGCAATAGAGAGGGGATAAACTTCGCAATCGCCACCGACACCCGCGTTTGGCAATCCTCTTTCATCTCATCCTCTCCGCTTATCTTCGCATTCAGACACATATCCAAAAGGTCAGCCTCCGACAGTTGAATGCCGAATGTCTGAAACTTCTGTTGTATGTAGTCGTTTACCGTCATCTTAGTATGGTGTAATCAATCTACTATATGCAGTGTAACTATAATGCGTACAATGCTTCGATTTATATACGTATCGGAACGGAAATTTAGGAACAGTAACCAGCTTGCTTTGAATAGCCGGACTTTCAGCAATAACAAATACAGGTTGCGGGGCTGTTAACACCAAGTAATCCATAGGAACGATTTTAACGACCTCGTTCTGAATCATCGGCAGACCAACATCAACCATCACGACATCTGATTTTGGCAAAATAGGTTCGCTAAAACTTGATGCCTGTACGCCCAACGAAACTAAGGACATCATCAAAAAGCCACACATGGCAAAAATAAAATTCTTCATTTCTTTACTGATTTATAAAATTAAACAATGGAAGGGTAGAGATACTACCCTACCCCTTTTATTCGATACCTAATGCTTCTTTCAAAGCAGAAGTCTTTTCTTCATCCAGTTCTCCTGCTTTAGAAAGAAGTGTTCCCTCTCTCATATTTGCAGTTACAGAGACACCGATAGACTTCAATGCTTCTACAACGTCTTTCTTTTCAAACTCCTGTTCGAAGAGGAAAATCCCCTTAGAGGCTTTCTTCTCTTCGATAACTTCGGCAAGTTTGCGTTCCGAAAGGTCTTTCACACGGGTCTCGTCTTCAAAATCGAGGATTGTACCCGGATTATACACTTCGCCAGTAAACTTGTCGCAGAAAATATCAATCACTTTAATCTTCATAGAATCCTCCTTATCCCTCCGGGATAGCGTTCATGGTTGATAAATCGAAATTCACAATCTTATTCGGAGAAGTAAACTCAGGAATCCACTCAGCAGTGTACTCCATGTATCGACCTTCTTCGTCACGATAGTTACACACCGACATCTGGCCTTCAGCGGTATTATAAGAACGTCCCGGAACCGGATCGGTCATAACATACGGCTTATGGTGGCGCATCTTCATCACCTTATCAGTCTTCAACAGGGTAATACGGTTATCAGCATAAATCTGCACGTTCTCGCCCGCCTGATTCTCTACATAGTCCTCCTTGATCTCGATAGCAGGAAGCCCGATGCCGGTAAATACACTGGAGGCCATCTGGTCAGTCACCAATCCAGCGTTAACCATGAACTCACGCTCGCCAAGAATCATCTTGAATTTATCCCCGAAATCGGAAGCACCTACAATGTTCTTCATGAATGTGCCACGAGACATAATCATCTTGGAGAACACACCGTATTTAGCTTTCAGTTTTTGAATCTCCTGCTGTAAGTAAGAGATAAACTTATCCTTTACTGCAGCTTCTGGAGTAAGGAAGTGGAACGGCAACTCGATATCAAGCAACTCGATATTTTCTTTGTTGTCAGCCAAGTGAACCTGTGCTTTACCAGTCATCAATAATCCAGGAACAACGATATCCATACGCTTGTGTGGAGCAAGCAAAATCTGACGGTAATCATCAACAATAAAATCAATGATTTCCTGTAAGATTGTACGCTGGTCAGCGGTATTGGCGGCATTGAATTTATCAATGATGTCTTGCAATTGCGACAGACGTTCAATATCCATCTGATAACGGTCGCCCAAGTAAGCAATTTCTGTATAACCGCTTCCGAGTGAACGCCTTTCCCTTAACGGTTTCTGATCGTTCTTGCCAATAATAGAACCAGCAACAACACCCGTTACTGTTCCAAGATAAGTCTTAAAAACACGGGTTTTAGTTTCCAAGAAATCTCCGTATTGCTTCCAATAGATTGTGTCCAATCTCATCTGAAGCACACGGTCGATAATCGCCTTAACGATTGCGGGGTCTGTGAATAAAGTTTGTATGGTCAAATTCATATCTAAACTTTTAATGATTAATACTCAAACTGGAAACGGCTTGTCAATCCCACCTTATCCAATTCATGGATCGGAAGAACTAACTTTCTTTCCTTTACCTCATAGGCTTGCATCAGGAGAGTACAAAGAACCGCTCCATCGTTCTCAACTTTCTTCGCATCATAAAGAACGAAGTTCGCTGTATTCTTCTTCACTGTGCCTGCTACTGCAGTCGCTTCAAATAAAACTGCATCCTTAGCAATATT